ATCCTCTTCGGTCTCCAGTCATTCTTGACAGCCTACAGACGCAAGTTCGCCAACGAGATGATCAAGGCGGCCACTATGATTGTCATGGGTCTTTTCCTGATGTATTTCTGGAGCACCATCAGCGCGCCTTCGGTCGGGTACAACACCAAACCGCCCGGTTATTAGGCGCCTCACCCAAATCTGAAATGAATTTAAAAACGGAACCCACGAGCCCAGACTCCACGAGAGCCTTGGCCTCAGGGCATTCTTCACCGATCCACGTCAGGACAATTTTGGAATCCTCCTCGGACAGGCCACTGAGTTTGATTTCATCCACCATGTGAATAACTGTAGTGAAAGTCTGAGACTTGATGGCGTTAAACACGCGCTTCAATGTGACAGCCCTGGTCGCGTCAAGAATCTCCTCTATACTCGCACCTGGCATCAGGACGGTCACAGCCTTGACGAGCGCCGCATCGACGATCTCAATCCGCCCAACCAGTTCGTCCATTTATTTTATAATGTTTTATAATAATAAATGGCCGTTGACGCTTATACCATTTTCCTCGGCCTTTTCGTGCTCCTGTTCCTCGGTCTGGGAATTTCCAACTTTGTCGAGACGAAGAACGAGCAGGACCAGACGACGGGCCGTGCATTCTTCGCCATCCTGTTCATCGTGCTGGGCCTTGGACTAATTCCACTTAAAATAAGCAACCCCTAAAGTACCAAGAAGATGAAGCACCTCGTCGGACACATTGAAGGCGTGTGGATCTCTCGGGTCATTCACCTCGAGAAAATTATGTATCGAATCGCTGAAAGGTGCGGGTTCACAGTCGTGGGCCGATCCTTTCACCAATTTGAACCCCATGGAGCCACGGGAGTTCTCGTGCTTTCCGAGAGCCACTTTAGCGCTCACACGTACCCTGAATTAAATAAGATTTACATTGACGTATTCTGTTGCTCCCCTAATTTCGACACTGAATTGACCTCTCTCGTCATTGAGGAAGAGTTTGCGGCTCTGAAGGGGTCGTGGAAGGTTGTGGGGCGTTAACAGTTCCGGATTTTTCCAGAAGTTTTTAGGGAGTCAATGTCCATTTTAGCACTAAAATACTGCCAAATTGATGAGACTAAAGAGCATATGCAGCAAACAGCCATGATTTTCGGTAGGGCACTGGTTGAAGTTGTTGCCATGTACGCGAACAAACTGCAACATATACATGTGAGTATAATACCACCGATGGACATCCCCATTTTGGCACTGTCACCAAAAGCCTGGAACGTATCTCCAGGGCTTCCTGTGTAACACGTTCCGTTTATGTTAACCGTCGCCGACGAAGCTGGTGACGCCGCCGGTGTATTCATTAATTATTGTTGAGATTTTTTTAGTCTGAAGGGGTCAAGTGACAGTTAGAGTGTTGTCTCTTTTTACATATATGGCGCATGAAATGTCAGACTATATAGACTCTGTCAAAGAGTCCCTGACGGACCAGCAGTACAAGGAGGGAATGGAACTCTGTAAAACGGTTTTTGAAACGAAAAAGCGAGAGAAGAAGCTTTATAAAATGACATACCTGGCACCGTATACGTTCAGTGCACACTGTGACGATGGATGTCCTATTATGAGGATTGGATTTGAAAAGAAAACAGGACTCGTCCAACTGAATGAATACGATGTAAAGTTTATTCAAACAGAACATAGATTTTCTCCTGACGAGGGAAATTTGGAAAGTTTTATAAACACCGATCCTCTTCACTGTTTTCCTCTAGAAAGTGATAGCCTCGATGGAATTATGGAGTGGTGGGAATTTCCTGTTCTTTCGCTCGAGGAGTGCGGTTAATCTTTTTGTGCTCTTCACACATGGGAACCTCTGGAAACTCCGCGTCACACATGGCAATCTTCTTGGCGCGTTCGATGAACGTATTTGGGTCGTATGTGCCCTTCATATAGTTACAATCCTTACAACACGGGCGACAGTTTTCAGTCGTGTAGCATACATTCGAGTCTAAGCGGTCGATGCCGTTCACGCGAACCTCAAGGTCGATGTGCTTACAGTACACACACGGACTTGTGAGCATCACTTTGGCATCCTCGTCAGTAAGGCGCCATTCGATTCCTCGAGTTCCGGCCGCTCGTTTGATGGAATCTAACCGAGGGTTCACATGGGTTCTGTACCACCTGGCACAGTGCTCAGCATTTTCGACGCGCCATTGCTGATTTCTCTGATTATTGTAATTTCTGAACTCATCCGGTCGCTCTTCGAGTTGTTTTGCTCTCCATTTTTCAGAGTATCCTTTTTCTCTTTGAAGTTCGTTGTGTTTTTCACGCCGTTCAGGTTTCTTGTCGTGTTTACGTTGTTTCTCGCGGCACTTGAGGCAGGTCGCCACCTCTTTTCCATTTTTATCCAAAAATTGATCCAACGGTTGTGGTGCTCGAGCGCATGAACACTTTTTGAGTTTAGGGGTCTCCATCTTACTATTATAGTAAGACATTCTTTAAGTTTCAACCTCAGGAACCTTGAACGTTCCTGGGGCCGAAGCCCGTATTTTTGGGTTTTTGATATTTTACAAGTCCTACCACATGAAAATATATATGGTAAGATCAGTTGGAGAAAGCTAATCCACCCATCCCGCTCTGAATTCTGAGGATGTTGTAGTTCACCGCGAACATCTTCTGCAGAGGCGCCGCCAGGGTCTTCATGTTCAGGGACACCTGAGCGTTGTCAATGCGCGAGAAGTTGCAGGTGCCGGTTGGCTGGTGCTCCTCTGGCTGCAGGGCGAACGAGTACACGTAGATGCCTGGGTAGGGCGTGCCCGAGTGGTACACGTATGGCTGGTACTGGTTGAAGTACTTGCCCAGCTGCTCCTTGAAGCGGTCCTGGCCGTTCAGCACCAGCTTGAAGTCCTTCATTGGGCCAACCTCCTTACCGGACACGCCGATCACAGCGGAGCCCTCCTCAATCCAGAAGATGTTGGAGCCCAGGGTGCCCGAGCCGTACAGACGGGGGGCGCCCACGGTGTGTGGCAGAGGGCTGCCAATCGCAAGGGGGGCAACGTTGGCGGTCACGTTCACGTTCGCGCACGCCGTGGAGAAGTTCCACATGCTGTTGGTGGCAGTGGAGGTGGTGTTCTGGTAGCACCACACCAGCTCCTTCACTGGGTGGTTGAAGGACAGGCGCACCGTCTGGGCGACGGAGGTGATGGAGTCACCGCCGGTGTGCTGCACCTGCTCGATCAGGTACTCGTGGCCCTTCTGGGCGAAGCGGCGACGCTCCTCGGTGTCCAGGTACACGTAGTTGGCCCACACCTCGAACACCTGGGAAGAGGCGCCGAAGTAGTTGGTGAAGGTGGACGTCAGGTCGAAGTCCAGGCGGACCTCGTGGTACTGCAGGGCAATCAGGGGCAGGTACAGGCCGGGGTTGCGGTTGAAGAAGAACAGCAGGGGCAGGTACACGTAGTTCTTGTTGGTGGTGTCGTTCAGCTGGGTGGTGGTCAGCTTGCCGTAGTTGATCTTGTCCGCCTCGTTCAGGAACACCTCAGCGTACAGGCGGAACCACGCCTGGTAGTGCTTGTCGATGCGCTGGCCACCGATGGTCAGCTCCACGGCCGCAATGGCACGCTCAGCCACCCAGCACAGGTCAGCCGTGCTGTTGTCCGAGGTCAGGTTAGCTGTGGCAGTGGCAGTCGGCTGCAGAGCCACGTACATGTTGCCGACCAGATCGCCGTTGCGGGCAATGGTCACGGACACGCGGCCGCTGTTGGAGGGCGTGCCGTTCACCGTCTGCTGGATGTTCTCCATCGCAAAGTTGGTGTGGCGCTTGTACACCGCCTGGAAGAAGGTCACCTTGGGCTGACCGGTCAGATAAACGTCCTGAGCGCCGTAAGCAACCAGTTGCATCAATCCGCCCGCCATTTGTAATATACCCCAAGAAAAAAATTTAGACGGCTTTCCATTTAAACCCGCCTGCTGATCGAGACGTACCCTTACAGCACTTACTTATACGACCATTTCCAGCTCCAGACTTTTCCGATGCTTCCCGTATGGTATCATACTCGGCTATAAGGGTCTTCAAGTCGAACGACCACTGCTGAATTTTCGTAAACTTCAAAGGTTCGTTCGTCCGAACATCTTCTGGATTCACAAACTTCCACTGGAACCCTCCTGCCGTCTTGCGCGTCCCCTTGCACACTTTACCTATATGTTCACTACACGCTCCCGACTCCTTGGCCGCCTCTTCGACCGACTCGAACGTCCTGAGGAGTTGGGTCCCGTCCTTTGACCACTGCTGGACGGCCTTGCGGTTCGCCTCCTTCAGGAGCTCCTTGGCATCCTCGTCATGATGCTTCCCAAACATGGCATGGAGCCCGCCTGAGCGGACAGAGCTCATAAGTTCCTTTGTGTCCTCATGAAGCACCTTGTTCTTGTTCCCGCCAGTCTCATTGTTGTATCCGCCTGGGGCCAAGGTTCCACGCTGGGCAATCTCCCGGATCTCGAGGTCGTCCAGGCGCTCTTGCCAGTTTCCGTCCCTGGGGAAACTGTGAAGAATTTCAATCTGAAATTGGTCCCATCCGTATAGACGAATGGCGTTGTACAGGTGTCTTT